AGTAACATTGCCAAAGAGGTATACGACAAATTTATTGCAGATATATCTCGACGTACAGGATACCTTCAGTATGGATTTGATGATTTTCAGGAGTCATTTTTAGATTTTGCAGAATTCAAGGCTGATAAGAGTGGGTTTATACAGCAACTTGAAGGCATGATTGATGCCTATCAGGGGATGATCGATAAAGTTAACCAGAAAAAAACAGGCCCTGGTAGTGAAGGCATTGATGAAGACGAAGTAAAAACTTATTCTCAACAGCTAAAGGAAAAGGAAGATGAATATAAAGCTTACAGTGATGCCTTACGCCAGCATGGTAAAAAATGGGCTGATGAGAACTTTGAGTTATTACTCAAGGACGGGCAAAACTGGAAAGAATACCTCGAAAATCAGGTAAAAGAATTTTCAGACAGTCGGGAGAGAATGATTGCAATTGCCCAGGCTGCCCAGAAATCCGGCTTCACTTTATTCCAGCCGGAAATGAACACAATTGAATCGTTTACAAAAGCGCAGATTGTTCCTAAAACGCCTCCTGTGTTGGATACCAAAACACTTGCCTCCCTTGATAAATGGTATGAAAAATTGCAAAAGAGACTTGATAAACTGAATGCCGAGTTCAATGAAGATGAGCAGAAAGAGTTTGGTAGAGAGTTAGCTGAAACGGCAATGATGTTTGATCAGATAGGTTATAGAGTCGGCGAAATTGATGCAGAACTTGGTGTTTTTATTAAAAATTTGGGTCAGGCAATCGGGGATGCGAGCAATCTTGTTACTGGTATATCGACAGGTAATGCATTCCAGGCTTTCTCTGGAGCTGCAGGTTTGCTTATGGGTGCAGTAAAAATGTTAGTAAATGATAATAGTGAAGAGGCAACTGCTAATAATCTTGATAGAATTGCAAAGTCGATATCCAGAACAAATGCATTGCTTGACTATCAACTTAATGTACTTTCAGATCTTGAGGGGGCATCCTGGTTTGATGCAGCCGTTGAATCATTAAGAGATTTGAATGGTCGTTTATCTACAACAAAAAGAGATCTACAGGCCATTAGTGTATGGAGGAAAGGACAGGCAAGATTAGGGAAAATTGATACTTCAGATTGGACACCACAGGATTGGTTGCAGGCACTTGAGTCTGGTAGATATTCATTGGATGGTATGGAGGAAGGTGCAAGAAATTTAATATCACAATGGATTGACCTGATGGATAAGATATCAACAATTGAAAATGAGCAGCGTTTTCGTACACTTGGCTTTACTTATGAGGATGTTACCTCGAATATCGCAGATGCAATATTTGAAGGTCTGAAACTTGGTGAGTCGGGTCTTGGTGATTTCGCTGAAAGTTTTGGTCAGTTAATGGAGAGTTATGGTAAAAAAGCCCTCGAACAGTTTTTAAACGATAAATTCCTTACTGATTTTTATGCAAAAGCCTACGAGCTTGCAAGTGATGAAGACGGGTTAACAAAGGAAGATAGAGAAGAACTTGCACGCGTATATCGTGAGATGATTGAAGGCGCACAAGGCTTTTATGAGAGTATTCGAGACGTCGTGGCTGTGGATGAAAGCAGCCCAGAAGGGCTCACTGGCGCAATAAAGGGTATCACAGAGGAAACTGCCGGAATGATAGCCGGCAACCTTATGGGCATTCGCTACGACATGAAATCAATCCTTTCAGCGATAACTGCCAATAATGAAGATGTGGTGCAGCGGCAACTGGCATATATGGCAGAGGTTGCTGCCAACACACGGCATAATGCAAAACTTAATGACATTGATGACCGGTTAAGAGAGATGAATTTGTATTTGAAAAATATTTAATCTGAAAACTATGACTGATCAGAATAACAAACAAAATGACCCTATTCGTATTTTAACATTCACTCCCGTATGGAGGCGCCCGGATGTGTTTGAAATTTGCCTGGCAGGTTTGAAGCGGTTGCAGCTATACGACCCGCAAAGGTTTTCCATCCGTCCGTTTTTTATTGTTTCCGAATCAGAAGCGGCCATGCAGGTAGAGCGTTATGGGTTTGATTTCATTTACTGGCAGAACCAGCCTCTTGGGGCAAAGAAAAATGCCGGCTTGAAATACGCTATGAAAAATTTTGAATTCGATTACCTCATGGAGATCGGAAGCGACGATATCGTCAACAATGAGTACCTCGATTACATTGAGCCGCAGATGAGAGCAGGGGTGATGCAATTTATCCCGTGCGCGGTTTACTTCATCGATGTACTTACTGGCAAAACGGCCTGCTGGGTTACCGATAAAGTCCTGGGACTTGGCAGGTGCATACATCGCGATGCTTTAGAACTGTTTGCACCGGACTATGAGTTATGGACACCGGAGAAGGAGCGGGGCATGGATACCTGCTCATGGATGAATTTAATGTGGAAGAAGGTTTTTGTAAAAATCCTCCCGCATACGAACCATTTTACGCTCGACATTAAGAGCGAGGTCAATATCAATCACCTGGATTCATTTATACCAGTTGTGGATACGGCAGAGCAGCTGTTAAGCCATTACCCGGAGGGTGATATGATAATGAAACTGATTGAAGAAAAAGCACTGGTTAAAGCATGACAATCGACGGAACAGATATCAGCACCTATGGGCTTAAGTTGTTGAAGCTTGAAGATTACTACAACCAGCCGGCCCGGAAACGGATTTTAAGCATACCGGCTTTCGGCGCAAATGATCTGAAATACGAATCCCGGCAGGCGGTTGTGAAGTTATTTGGAAAGTATGACAGCGACAATGATCTGGCCACGGCCGTATCAGGACTCGAAGCCCTGTTGAAAGGCGCAGCGAAGCATCCGGTTATTATTCCGGGTCATAATTTAAGTTTTACCGGTGTAGTGACTAATGGATTTAAGGCTGAGGTGAAGAGAAAAACCGTACTGATAACATTGAAATTTACAATTGATGAGCTGGAAACTTGATGCCATATTATTCTCTGATTATTATGTTCGCGTGTCAAAGTCGAGCGGGGTTATTGATATGCCTGAAATACATGATCACAGCCACGACTGGCTTGATCTCGACGGAAAGGATTATTGGGAGCCGCTTTCGGAGATAAAGTATAAAGACCGGGAGATAGTTTTGAATTGCTGGATTAAAGCCACCTCTTACGCACAGTTTAAAACCCGTTTAACTGCCTTCTACAACGCTTTAAAATCACCTGACAAACGAATTCTCACGCCTCCTTATGGCGATCCTGTTGAGTGTTACCTGGACAAACAGATTCTGCTGGAACGAAAAGCCAGGTATGTGCAATCATTGCAGGTTGGTGTATTTGTGCTCAGGTTAACAGTTCCTGGTGATCCTGACTTTTTACCGATAACGATTAAAAGATGGACAGGTACCGAAACGCTCGAAATAGCAACGGTTTACACCAATAACCTTAAAGTGAACAAAACCCTGCAGGGCGACATTTTCGCCACGCTTTCGTTTGAAAGCGCCACAAAGCTCGACCTGAAATACTTCGATTACATCCAGGTGAACAGCAACGGCAACAATAACGATAACTTTCACCTGGCTACCGACCCGAATTACCGGAAACAATCGACAAACAAATATACGTACGACCTTCGGATGGAACACCAGGGAACCTGGCTGGGCGATTCGCAGTTTCTGAACCTCAACAGCGAGGCCGATTTTTATGTCCATGCCAACATGGAGGAGATCGTTGACATGATCGTGGATAACCACAACCGGAGTTGGTGGAACAACTTTCAGAAAGGGACGATTGCCGCAACCGAACGGCGTCTGCACAAGTTCACGGGCGAAGATTGCCTGAGTGTGCTGCGCCGGTTATGTGCCGAGTACGAGCTGGAATATGAATTCGAGTATGTGGTTTCGGGAACCTATCGAATCAACGTAAAAGAAAAGGTTGCTACCGACAGGGCAGTCACGCTCGAATACGGAAAAGGCAAAGGCCTGTACGAACTGAGCCGTGAGCCGATTGACAAAAACGAATTGTGCACCATTCTGTATGCTTTCGGCTCGAATAAAAACCTGAAACCGGGTTACCGTGGCGGAATTGGCCGGCTGAGTTTTACCGGCAATCCGCTGATAGCCAACGAAGGGCTGCATGACGGCGCCGGTCCGCATGAACGCACCGTTTTTTTCGACGATATTTTTCCGCAACGCACCGCCAAAGTAACGGCATACCAGCAGGTGCTGCCCGAAAACCTTACCGAAGCACAAAAATATGCCAACCCACAGGGCATTTTTAAACTGGTCGATACCACACTGGATTTCGACCTGAATGACTACCTGCTGGGCGGGCTCACGGCAAAAGTGCGCATGAAAACCGGTGACCTGGCAGGCTTCGAATTTGAGATATTGCGCGTGGATTATGATCCACCGAATGGTATTTTCGATATATACCTCATTCCTTTTAAGGATGAACGGGGTGAATACTTCCCCAATGCCACTTTGACCCTATCGGGCGAAAGTGCACCTGGTGCCGCCGATGGCGATGAATACACGCTGGTGGACGTTGACCAGCCGGCCAGCTACGTGGCAGCAGCCGAAGCGGAACTTGAAGCAGCAGCCACGGCTTACCTGGCCAACCACAGCACTCCCAACTTTCCGTACCGGTGTGTGGTTGACCCGGCTTTTATGGACGCGAATCCCGGCGGATTCGAGGTGGGCGACCGGGTAACGGTTATCGATACCGATTACGGCATTAACGGGCTTTACCGGATAAGTAACCTTACCTACGATGCATACCGGCAAACTTATGAGTTTGTGCTGAGCGACATGGCCCGGCTCACCCGCAGGCAGATGATGGAAATGCGCCTGGAAGCCCTGGAGCGGGCACAGGAAGCCACCCGCAGCGACGAACCGGAAAGCCAGCGCAACGACGTAGAAAGCAGCGGGGAACTGAGACGCCGTCTGCTCGACCCTACCGACGACAAACTGAACGCCGACCGTAATATACGCAATGAAAGCATTGACCCGCGGATGCTGGCCTACGATGCCGGTACGCTGCAATGGAGCATCAAGGGTGCCTGGTTTTACGACAAAAACAACGACGGTGCTGAAATTGCCTGGACTGCCGGAACATTTGTAATACACAACTGGGCAGAAAATACACTGGACAGGTACAGCATCGACAAACTGCGGGCACTGGGGCAGGAATACAACCCCACGCGGACGTGGACGATTGACGCGGGAAGCTGGATAGTTCCGGCGCTCGATTACGACACCTACTGGGTGTATGCGAAATTGAACCTTACAGCTTTGTCAACCGAGTGTGTGATTGAGTTCTATAAGGAGCACAAAGAACCAAAGTGGGTTCCGGGATACGTGAGGTATAAGATTGGTGAATTTCAAAGGGAGATAGTGTAATGGCTGAACGATTAAATATAGCGATGGTTTTCGGGAACAACAAGGGCTATACATTGCCAGTTGCAACCGAAGAAACGCTTGGTGGAATAAAATTAGGCACAGGACTAAATATTGACGAAAACGGTGTTGTAAGCGTTGCAACAACTTTTCTTGGACTTGACGATGTGATACCTGAAACGTATTTAGCTGCGGCATGGAACGTCCCGAAAGTGAACGATACTGAAACAGGAATTGACTTTGCTCAAACCGAAGAACTCGAAATGATTTTGGCAAAGTTCACAGAACTTGAAGATTGTCCTTCCTCTTTGGCTGGATACGGTGGTTATTTGGTTCGTGTGCGATTGGATGAACAGGGGTTAGAATTTGTTGCACCATGAAAATAGCTAAAAATATTGACGGGAAAATATTAAGGAACGTAGCTGGAAAGGTTTTAAAATTCTTACCGGATGATTACGTTGAGCCAATTCCTGATGCGTTTCAATTTGAAATAGAGGTTGACGATGGAGATACTTTTATTATGCCAACCTTAAATTCATTCACTTATTACGATCCTTCTTACAGGAGTAGTGGAACGCTAACGTACAATTATTTTATTGATTGGGGTGACGGCAGTCCGATTGTAAACGTAACAAGCTACAATTCGCCGGATGCAACCCATGTTTATACTACCAGAGGAAGATATGTCATTGTAGTTACTTCGCCAACACAGGAGTTTCCATGTTTCGATTTATCTTCATCAAGCTTTTCAAGTGTAAGGGCTTTAATTACCCGTGTTTTTAGTTGGGGAAATGTTGGCTTAAAAAGATTGTCTTTTTACGGCTGTTCAGCATTAACCACATTACCGGAACAAAAAAGCAAGCTATACACTCTTTATACAGCGAGCAACATTTTTTATGGATGTTCTGCATTGACAACAATCCCTTACGGCACATTCTTTAGCCAGGACGAGATTGCCGATTTATCAATCACGGATTGGGCTGCTGCTTTCTATGGGTGTTCAAAAATTCTTTCCTTCCATTCAACGCTTTTCAAAAATGCTGGAAATGCAACAAGATTTTATCGGACATTTATGTACTGTACGAAGCTTGCTTACATAACTGCCGGAATTTTTGACTATTGCCCGAATGTTACTGATTTCAGTTACGCTTTTGCTTATTGTTCTTCGTTGACGACTGTTCCGTATTTGCTGTTTACAAACAATCTGATTGTAACAAGTTATAGTAACTTATTTTATCAATGTACTGGTATATCAACGCTGCCTTCAAAGGTTTTCCCTGTAACAACTACCGGTGCAAATTTCTCAGATAGTTTTGGATATTGCAGTTCTTTGGTTGAAGTGCCGAGTGGATTTTTCGTTGGCACAACGATTACAAATATGACCTACGGATTTCGTAATTGCACCAATCTCACGACAATTCCGTCTGACCTGTTCTTGAATCAGTCCTCTTGCACGACTTTTTCCAACTGTTTTTATTATTGCCGGTCGTTAAGCAATATTCCATCAGGTGCATTTGACATTGGAGCAAACAACGTCTGTACAAACATGAGCCGTTGTTTTTATTATGCCGGAAGTAATACCGGTGTGACATTGACCATTCCGGCAGGGTTGTTTGACCAATTGGATAAGGTTACAACGTTTTCTGAAACATTCCGCAGTTCCAATTTAGAGGTTATTCCGACAGACCTGTTCAAATATTGTGACCTTGTAACAAGTTTTTACTTTACTTTCGGTTATACCGACATTTCAGCAATTCCGTCCGGACTGTTCAGTTATTGTACCGAAGTTACGGATTTCAGGGGCGTGTTTCATTCTTGTACTTCTCTTACAAGCGCAGGGATTCCTTCAAATCTTTTTGCCAATTGTACCAAAGTTACATTGTTCGGGGATAATAACCTGACATATACTTATTCTTATGGTGCATTTCAAGGGTGCAACAATGCCGATTTCACCTACATTCCGGCAGGACTTTTTGATTCGTGCAATAACGTAGTCAGTTTTCAGCATGTTTTTTATGGATGCTCAAATTTGGTTACGATTCCAACTGATTTGTTCAGGTACAACACGGTTGTTTCAAATTTCAGATATGCTTTTGGCGGAACTGCAATAACAGCGACAAACGGGAATCTATTTGCCTACAACCCGTCTGTTACAAACATGGACTATGTGTTTACCAATTGCACGTCTTTAACGTTCATTCACGAAGATACTTTTAACACAAACAATGGAAATGTCAACGCAATAGTGAATTTCAACTATGCTTTTTCCGGTTGTTCGAATGACAACTTAAACAGTATTCCGGTTGGTTTATTTCAGTTCAGCGTTAATGCAAAATATTTTTCACGGACTTTTTACAATGTAAAACTGACATCTATTCCGGTCGGATTGTTTGCAAATAATCTGATAACTGAAACCTTAGATTACTGTTTTTACGGTACGTTGATAAGTTCCATACCGGAAACGCTTTTTGATTATTTTACCCAGGTGAACACGGTATCATACTGTTTTTACAACTGCAACAATCTAACGGCAATTCCTTTGACCTTAATGAACGACATCGGTACAACCCGTGACGTAAATTTCTCTTATTGCTTCGGCATTTCGTCCTCAGCTAACAATCAAATCACAGGTGCCGTTCCTGCCTTGTGGTTAAAGTCCGGCAACCATGATGGAACAGGTTGTTTTAGGAACAGGCTGACAGTAAGTAATTATGACGATATACCAGCGACATGGAAATAATTAATGATTTACAAACCATATAAGTTATGATTGAACTGGCAAAAGCAAACCCGGACATTGAGACATTAAAACTCACGCTTTGGATAGCGTCTGCAATAATAGCGTTTCTGCTTACTGCAGTAATTGGTGTAGTGGTGTATTTGGCGAAAAAACAGATTAATGTAAGCGAGATGTTAACCAATGCGGTCAATAAACTGACTGTGGCTGTGTCTGTTTTGGAGAATCAGAATAAGGACAGGCACCCGGTTATTGAACGTCGCTTGAATGATCATGCCCGCCGGCTGGATCAGCATGATAAGCAGATAGTAAGAATTGAAACAACACTAAAATTATAGTATCATGAACAAAGGTTATGTAAGTAATGAAATGTTTGCCGGGCGGTTGTCTGCTCACGGGCAAATAACAGATTTGAGCGAAGGGTTTAAACTGGATGCTTTATTGCCCTTCTCTATTTGTGTCGTGCCTAAAAGTGCCACGACTGACGTGCTCCTGATAGTTGATCTGAAACTATTGCAGGATGATAGCAGTTCAGATTTTCCAGTGCCGCTAAACGATTGGACACCTGGAGCCATTCTGGAGATATCTGCTAATGCGATTGACTTAATGAGTTATGATGTCTTCTGGGCATGTGGTCAAACTATAAATCCGGCACAGTAATGGCTTTATTAATTGGAGTAGGAAGAAATGGCGGCGCTGGCCGGAAGGTTACAGAGGCTACGCACGCTTATGGCGTACAATGGGACGTAACAAACAGCAGCCCATCTGTTACCAGGATTGGCAATTTGGGGCTGCATGCAACCTTGCCGGTACAGGTGCAAATGCGCGGTTGCGTGCTCATGGATAACGGGCAGGTAAACTACTACCTGAAGCCCGACGACTGGACAAAAAAAGCCGATGGAACCGCCGCCAACCTCGACGGGAGCGACGGCCAGGTAATGGTTCGCATCCCGACATTTTACTGGAAGTTTGAAACTGACGGTAATGTTCGCCGGGTGATGATCAGTGAATTCCCGATATCGGGGTACACCCAGGTGCCTGGCATGTTTGTGTCCGCATTTGAGGCGGCTCTCGATAGGACGAATAGTAAATTAGCCTCTGTGGTTAATACAGCTGCACAGTTCCGTGGTGGCAATAATAATGCAGACTGGGACGAAGCGGTTAACACATTACTGGGACGACCGGCAACGGCAATAAGCAGAACGAATTTTCGTACCTATGCCCGCAACCGGGGGCTTGGCTGGCAGATGTACTTCTATCTTGCACATAAAGTGCTATGGTGGTTGTTTGTTATTGAACACGGTACCCGTAACAGCCAGGCGCCGGTTAACGGTTCGTTAACTGCAGAGGGCTACCGGCAGGGTGGTTTAGGCGATGGTGTTACAACCACTAATTCAACAGAGTGGTTGAATTTTAATGGTTATTATCCTTTCATTGCCTGTGGTGCTTCGAACACACTTGGCAACTTCACCGGTGAAGTGTCGGTAGAGGTTACTGACTTTGGAGGAACCGGGGTGAACCGAACGTTCACGGTTCCGAGATACCGGGGAATTGAAAACCCATTCGGACATATCTGGAAAAACACGGATGGCATTAACTTTAAAATACAGGCCGATGATGCCGGGGCCGAAAGCCAGGTTTGGACCAGCGACGATCCTGCAACATGGAATGATTCTAATTACGTTGGATATACCAACCGGGGATTATTGCCGCGCGCGAATGGTTACATGAGTGAGGCTCTATTTGGTGATGGTGGTGAATTTGTACCGAAATTAGTTGCATGGGGTAGTACTACCTATTTCTGTGATTACTTCTATACATCCATTCCGGCAGATGGCGAAGCACTGAGGGCTCTCCTGCTCGGCGGTAATGCGTATAATGGTTCGACTGCGGGTTTCGTTTTCTCGCTTTCGCATTATTCGCCGTCGAATACGTCTGCGTCTTTCGGGTCTCGCCTTTGCTTCTTTGGGGCGTAGCCCCCGGCGGCTCCCCGCTTTTGCGGGGCGTGTTTCGGAAGTTGAAGTGCACAAATATAAAAAGTTTTTTGAAATAACAACAGGCTGTTTGTCCGCGACTCTCCTGCTCAGCGGTAATGCGAATAATGGTTCGAATGCAGGTTTCGTTTACTCGAATTCGAATAATTCGCCGTCGAATACGAATGCGAATATCGGGTCTCACCTATGCTTTAATCGGACAAAGGCCCTGCCTCTTGGCAAAAAATAACAAACTCAAAAGGGTGCTGGTATCCGTCGAAAGCCGGCGAAGGCTCCCGGATGAAAGCAAAGAGAAATGAAAAGAATTGGTAATTTATATAAAACAATTGTAAGCCTTGATAATTTACGAAAGGCGGATGAGCTTGCCCGCAAGGGCAAAAAGAAAAGTTATGGTGTTCTGGTACATGACAAAAATAGGGATGGAAATATCCTTAAACTTCATTATAGTCTAAAAAACAAAACTTTCAAAACATCGAATTACCATATCTTTAAAATCTATGAGCCTAAAGAACGGGAAATATACCGGTTGCCTTACTTTCCTGACCGCATTGTGCATCACGCAGTAATGAACGTGCTGGAGCCTATCTGGATAAACATTTTTACGGAAGATACATATAGCTGTATAAAAGGCAAAGGCATTCATGCAGCCGTAAGGAAGTTGAAACAAAATTTGAATGATACGGCGGGTACCAAATACTGTCTGAAATTAGACATTAAAAAATTTTATCCCAGCATCGACCACGACATATTGAAAGCTATTGTCCGGAGGAAAATAAAGGATAGCGATTTACTGTGGCTGCTGGATGAAATTATAGACAGCGCTCCGGGCGTGCCGATTGGCAACTACCTGAGCCAGTATTTTGCCAACCTTTACCTGGCTTATTTCGACCATTATATGAAAGAAAATCTGCGCGTAAAATATTATTACCGCTATGCCGACGATATTGTTATTCTCTCAGATAATAAAGAAAATCTTCACTCCCTTTTAAACACGATTAAAATCTACTTTAATGATCATTTAAAACTTGAGGTAAAACGGAATCACCAGGTTTTCCCGGTTGACGCTCGCGGAATTGATTTTTTAGGATACCGGTTTTATCATACACATACACTTTTGCGAAAATCAATTAAAAAACGTTTTGCCCGTGCCGTTTCACGCAAACACGGAAATATAAGGCAGGTGCACGCAGCTTACTGGGGATGGGCCAAACACTGTAATAGTACAAACCTTTTAAAAAAATTAACAGCATGAAACAATTTAGTGATTTGGGAATAAAACCACCAAGTGACCAAATGACAGGAGAAAAGATAAAAATTAGTAAGATTCTCAATTGCGACATTACAGTAACGAATTTTAAAATCGGTGACAGTAAATTTCAAAAGAATAAGAGCGGTAAGTGCCTGGTATTACAAATCGAATTAAAGGGAGAGCGGCGTGTCGTTTTTACTGGCTCAGATGTACTTATAAAAATGATTCAGCAGGTAAGGACTGAAGACATGCCATTCACTTGCCAGATTATTAAAGAAGGTGAGCATTTTGAATTTAAATAAATAAATAAGTTATGAAAGGAAATTGTGATTATCAACCACCTGGAATTATCGAATACGGTAAGACTGGAACAGGTCAGGTGCTGTTCAATATCGAACGCAATGACAAAGAAATAGAAGGGGTAATGTTTGAAAATTGGAACTTTGACTTCTGTGAAGTACCAAATTTTAAGCGAGAAACCATTATCGCAGCGGTAGTGAGGAGTAGATATACGCAAGATGAAGCCGAGGCTATTCTCGCCAATTACGCACAGCGAAAAGATGTACGGGAATACCTTGCATTTCAGGAGTGGCGAAACCTTGCAAAATCGGTAGCAAGCGGAAAACACCTGAAAAGCGAGCTTTCAGAACATTACGAAAAGCAGTTAATTCAGGTGAAGATGCCTTTCTCGTTTGCTGAGATAGGCGGAAAATACGAGGCTTTGGCAGACAGAGTCTTAAAACTTATGTGCCCTCACGAAATTACAAAAGAGGACGGAATTGAGTATGTAACGACCTGGCTTGTTTATATCAACCCGGAGGACCAGCATATATCAAACGATACAGATTTAGAGATCAGAATGGTGAACCTAATTTAAAAGATAGAAAGAAATGAAAAGATTAATTCATTGGATACGCAGGCATAATGAATTTACGTTTGTCGTTTTTCTCATTATCCTGATATGGTATGCTGCTCCACCCTTATTGAGGCTCATTGATCCTCAAGCTGGTGAGTTTGGCGTGGAAATGCTTTATATACCTCTAATAGCTGGGATATTTTTCTTTGTTGGCCTACTACTTATCTGGGCTTACCTGAAGCTTGTTTTCCCAAAAGGGTTCACTTTGCTGGATGATTTATTTGAGAATTCAGAAAAATTAACGATATGGCAAAAATCGCAGCTTGTATTGCGTTTGTTTGGTTGGCTGGTAGTGTTGTTTGCAATGAGCCTGCTGGCCGTTACGGGAATGTCCGCCATAATGTAGTTGATACGCTTGTGAGCTACATCGGCGTGAAGGAACTCACGGGCAACAACGACGGGCCGGAAGTGGAGATGTTTATTGCATCTACAGGTTTAGACCCGAAAGG